GTGTAGGGTTTGATACAGTGGGACAGGATAAGAATTTCTCAATCTATACCCCAACAGAACCAGAACAGGTGTTCGAAATTCCAGACACTCGTGAAGGCTGGGTAGAGTCAGTCAGACTTCTAATCAACTCATACTTGAGAGCAAACCAGAGCATTCAGAAGTTTAACTATGATTTAATCAGACCTCTTGGAGCACCCATTAAGGGCTTTGGAGGCGTTGCATCAGGACCTGCACCTCTTATCAAGTTGCACGACCAGATAGACCGTGTAATCGGCTCCAGAGGCGGAGAAACACTAGATTCTCGTGCCATTGTAGACTTGGTAAACCTTATTGGTACATGCGTTGTATCAGGCAATGTTCGCAGATCAGCAACACTTGCTTTGGGTACTGCAGGAGACGACACATTCATGAATCTAAAGAATTCAGAGATGTTCCCAGAGCGTAACTCGTTTGACCCAGAGAATCCAGGCTGGGCTTGGATGTCTAACAACTCTATCTCAGCAGAGGTAGGAACAAAGTACGAAGACTATGTAGATTTAATTACTGAAAACGGAGAACCAGGTTTTATCTGGCTTGATGTTGCTCGTAATTATGGACGACTAAAGGATGCGCCAGACGGTAAGGATTATCGTGTGATGGGATTTAACCCATGTGCGGAGCAGCCATTAGAATCATACGAACTATGTACACTTGTAGAAGTGCACTTGAATCGTCATGAATCTAAGGAGGACTTCCTGCGTACCCTGAAGTTTGCATACCTTTATGGAAAGACTGTAACACTTGTTCCAACACACTGGCCACAAACAAACGGTATCATGCAGCGTAACCGTCGTATTGGTACATCACTAACAGGTATTGCATCATTTGCAGATCAAAAGGGTTTGCCAATTGTTCGTGAATGGATGGACGAAGGCTACAATAAGATTCGTCACTATGATCACCAGTATTCAGAATGGCTATGTGTTCGTGAGTCAATTCGTGTAACAACAGTTAAGCCATCAGGATCGGTTTCAATTCTTTCTGGTGCAACTCCTGGAGTTCACTGGGGACCTGGAGGAAACTTCTTCCTTCGTGCAGTTCGATTTGGAAACACAGATCCAATGATGCACTTGTTCAAAGCAGCAGGGTACACAATTGAAGATGACGTAGTATCAGCAAACACATCAGTAGTTTACTTCCCAATCAAGTCAGGTCATCCAAGATCTGAAAAGGATGTAACATTGTTTGAGAAAATTGCACTTGCTGCAACTGCTCAAAAGTACTGGTCTGATAATGGTGTTTCTGTAACGCTTTCATTTGACAAGGAAACAGAGTCCAAGCATGTTGTTCCAGCACTCCATATGTACGAGGGACAACTAAAGGCAGTGTCATTCCTTCCAATGGGAAATACTGTTTATCCTCAGCAGCCATATACTCAGATTACTGAAGAAGAGTATGAGTCATATATTGGCAAGTTGAAGCACATTGATTTTGCTGCTATTTATGATGGAGCAGAAAACCTTGAGGCACAAGGTGAGATGTACTGCACCACAGATTACTGTGAAATTAAAATAAACAAGTAGTCTTCTGTGGTAAAATAGACTCATAATGTCTACTCCATCAAACCTATATGCCGAAAAAGCCTTTGCTGAGCATCCGACTGGCCTATGGGCTTTGGATGATAACGCAGACTATGTTTCTTTAATTTCAGAGGCTCAGAGAGATCTCTCTAACGGTATAAAGTGGACGGTAACGGGTGGAACTGTATCTATATATCCACAGTCAGTAGATGAACCATTTATTGATAGTTATGTTCATAGAATCGTTGCTACTCCGACATCTAGTGAGTCTGCATCTATTGTTGCAATAAGCGACGAGATCATGAATCTTAACGAACTTAATGCCTATCTAAAAACATTTTGTGTTGGAGCATATTTCTATTCTGAAAGCACCTACATTGCTGGTTTTGAAATTGGGTACAGGTATGAAGATCCAACTAGCGCAGAGATAATCACACACTTAAAAAACTATGACACCATAATCAACAACAACTGGGTTTTTGTGTCAGAAACATTTGATATACCTCCAGAGGATGCACAGATTCAACTAGTCTTTAAGATTAACTTTATTGGAGGCTCAGGCATAGAGGATGCATTTTTAGTAAACGGAATAACCTTTGGACAATGGTCAGAAGAGTTTTCTTCCACATCTCTTGGGATAACACCAATAGACATTCCATCAGCAATCGCAATTGCTCCACAAAAAGGCGTTGTTGCAAAATGTTATGGTCTGCAAGAACTTAATGGATATTATTTAGTTTCTGACAAGATGCTTAAAGCAAAAAATCTAGGAATTCCAATTGTCTATGGAACATCTAGTTTAACGGCACTGTATCCAAATGGAATAAACCCATCAATCATAATTCCTGGATTAGGATTTTTAAATGAGTCTGGAAAATTTAAAGAGTATACTTTAGAAACTTGGCTCAGAGTTAACGCATATACAAATGATAGAAAACGAATCATTGGCCCCATAGCATCTGATGATGGAATCTATGTTGATGGTCCTTCAATTGGATTAAAGATAGGCGACGAGTATCAAACATATTATGTTGGCGAATGGACAAGGCCAATGCTCGTACACCTAAGACTTGGAAAAGATGTTGCCTCTCTTGTAATTAATGGGCAAGAAGTTATATCTTTTACTTATGATCCTGACACATTAGATTTCCCAGAAATGATTTTAAATGGAAAAGAGCAAGACTGGATAGGCTTTTATGCACACGAAGATGTTTTCCCAATTGATATAGACTGTGTAGCAATTTATCCATATGTTATCCCTACTGCTGTTACAAAAAGAAAGTTTGTGTTTGGTCAGGGTGTAGAAATACCAGAAAACATTAACACATCGTATAGCGGAACTTCTGTTTTTATTGATTATGCTTTTGCAAATTATTCTGCTAACTATCAGTATCCCAAAATTGGTTCTTGGAAGCAAGCCTTTAACGATAATACTTTAATTCAGGGCAAAGGTTTATCAGTATCAAAAAATCCACTTCCACAAATTCTTCTGTCTTCAAAAACACAGGATGAGTTGTTTTCAGATTGCAATGCTATCCAGTCATCAGACACATTAAACTTTTTTTCATTTAAACCAAATCCTACCTGGGACACCGTTTCTGGGCATATCTTGTTTGAAAATTTTGATTTCTTAAAAAGTCCTGTGTCCGCTTTTTACGGATGCTTTAGATTGCCACAGTCATCTCCTCAATCACAAACTCTCTTTAGAATTGAAAAAGAAAACAGCAATAGTTATTTTGCAATAGAGTTGCTTAATAATCAAATATCGTATTCTATGAATTATAACGGAACCTTACAAACGCTATACTCACCATTAGTGGCTGAGCCAGGAGAGTTAGTCGATGTTGGATTAAATATTCCAGCCTTTGTTGAAAGATTTGGAGATCAAGCGTCAGACTTCTTTGGATCTTTATCTGATTTGAGATTGTATGCAGGTGGAAAAAAGAACAACACTTCAACTTTCACTGGTAAAATTTATAAGATTGGCTTTTGTACAAAATACAATTTTCAAAAAATCAGGGGATTATTTAATGAACTAGGCGTACCAATATGGAACGAAGACCTATTCGCTATATATCAAAACAATCAGTTAGTCGGTATAGATGGTGGAATAGACACAACCTCAATGCCACCTTCTGGAGGTCCAACTTCAACTGCTCTTGGTGCCATATCTGGTGGAGGGGTTTTTATTGATGATGAAGACGCACTTATTGATCATGTTGCAAGTTATACCCTTGCTCCTAATAAGGTCTTTGACACCTATAAACTATCAGTATCTGCAAATGCCTACTGGGAAGATCAAATCCCACTAACTTATTTTGCTGAGTCTGTTATTGATAAAAGAGGAGACCAATATTTTGATCTTGACTTTATTCAGTTTAACATAGACTATCCAATAACATCAAAAACAATTGCAATAGAGACCGACCCAGTTGACTGGACATACGCAGAACTTGCAAATGAATATGGTCTGCCAGTTCAAAGAACTTATGAATCACTTGACAATTATTTATTTACTGGGTATAACGATTACGAAGATCTTAAAAATAAAATAGCAAAAGATTATAGGTATGATACAGACGGAGCCATTGTAAAAAGTTATGTAACTTTCCAATACACTGAACTAGGAGCAAACGCAACACCGTTCTATTTTACAAAAACAGAAAGACCTTCTAGAAATGGCATCCTGGTTCCTGGAACAGACTGGATGACAACAAGATATGAAGTTGTAGATAACATGATCATTTATCCACCTTCAGGGGTAGACTTTAATGATCTTTCTATTGTCACACATATTGACATGAACATCAAAGATTCTGATATTGGAAATGTTATTATTAAAAAACTTTCTTATGCCTCACAAGCATTAAACGAATCTGACGCAAGTCCAATCGGAACAAGGTTTGGAACTCCTATTTATCCTTACACAAAAACAGGAATATATTATGACTTTAAAAAGCAAAACCCATTCTCGATATATAGTGGATCATCATCATATCTTTACCTAACCAAGACAAGCGGAATACAGGTTAGAGGAAAGTATGACCCACTAGTAAACAGAGGTCTTTTGATTCCAATCAATACTAGCAGAGCAGATGATTTTAAAGCAATCGCAATGCAGATGGCCGTTAGATTTGATGGAGATTATTTCCCTTACGCACCTACACAAATATTTGAGATAGAAAGTAAAACTGCATATCTAAAATTCTACATGGTTGCAAGCGATCCAAGCGGAAGAAGAGCAAAGATTTATGCAATAGATGCAAAGACTGGTTTAGTTCAAAATGGCATAGGTTTTTATTGGAATGGGAAGGTTGTTAAAGAACCAGTTCTAACTCTTCAAGAGTGGGGATTCTTGGGTATAAGTTTTGCTGACAGCCTAATATTCTCATCTTTCGAGGGAGCAATAAGATTGACAGGGCCACTGCTATTTAATAGCATCTCATACTACCAGTCAACAAACCTACAAGAGGTTCAGAACGTCTCAGACAGACCATGGTTTAGAGTTAAGGTTTTGTCTGGCTCTGTCCTAGACTGGGAATTTTGGGATTCTCCTTCATTTAACTGGCAGAATGTTCTTGTTTTAGCAGAAAAGAGTTTTTATGGAGTTAATCCAGCAGAGGTTTACAAGAGTTATACGGGAACCAATAAGTTAATTGTTGGAGATGATACCCCTGTAACGTTAAAGGATTACGGATATTCTGTGTATACGGATATTAACTGGGTCAAATACGTTGTCGATCCAGTATGATATGGTATACTTATGGTTATGGATTCTTTAATAAACCCAAAAACTGGTGAGCCAATTGTAAAAAATGTTAGACGACAAGTCATTGAAAAGAACTATGACTGGGGTCTTTATGTATACAAGAAGGCAAATGGCAAGTGGTTTACTGATGGAAATGGCTCAGTCCTTAATATCCCTTCAGACAAAAATGATATCTCTAGAATGGCAGAACTAAAAAAGACTGCAATGTATTACGGAGACCCAGGAGACGGCACCTGTGTGTTTGTTCCAGGACTAACAAGAGTTTCTGAAGAAGAATATTCTGAACAAGTTGACAGACTAAATGCTGGACTTATACCTTCTCTAAATGACCTTGGAGCAGTACAAGCAGCCAAGGACACTATTGCTAAATATGGGGATGAGGAGTAATCATGGAAGACAACGATTATGAAATCCACGCAAGAATTGATGATGCAATAAAGAAGGATGACACATTCTCAAAGTCAGATCCATTCAATGGTAACTGGGAAACATTAAAATCTCTTGATGGACTAGAAGCAAACTTTAAAAGACGCATTAGCAGATCTGCAACCAAGATGGTTGAGCCAACAACACAATATACGACTGCAGCACTTGCTGGAAAAAGCGGTATTGATGGAGCACAGTCAAAAGAGATAAACCCAGGGTTAGTATATGTAAATGGCTATGGAATGTTTGATGTTATTACTCCACCATGGAACCTTTATGAATTAGCAAACTACTATGACACTTCATTTGCAAACCACGCAGCAATTGATGCCAAGGTAGAAAACATTGTTGGACTAGGTTATGAGTTTAAGGTTTCTCAAAGAACAATGATGAGACTTGAGTCTTCAGAAGATAACAGTGCAACACAGAAAGCAAGAAAAAGAATTGAAAGAACAAAGATTGAAGCAAGAGACTGGCTAGAGTCACTTAATGACGATGACTCATTTACAGCCACAATGGAAAAGGTTTACACAGACCTACAGTCAACTGGAAATGGTTATCTTGAAATTGGTAGAACAACTCGTGGAGAGATTGGTTATGTTGGGCATATCCCAGCGACAACAATGCGAGTTAGAAGACTAAAGGATGGATATGTTCAGATCATTGGAAATAAGATTGTCTACTTCCGCAACTTTGGTGCAAAGAATCAAAACCCACTAACAACAGATGCTAGACCAAACGAGATTATTCACTTTAAGCAGTACTCACCTCTCAACACATTCTACGGAGTGCCAGACATCATGTCGGCTATCAACTCACTACACGGAGACTCACTTGCTTCACAATACAATATTGACTACTTTGCAAACAAGGCAGTCCCACGCTACGTTGTAACACTAAAGGGTGCAAAACTTTCTGGAGATGCAGAAGATAAGATGTTCCGATTCTTGCAGACAAATCTCAGAGGGCAGTCACACAGAACGCTATATATTCCACTTCCAGGTGATAGCGAAAATAACAAAGTCGAATTCAAGATGGAGCCCATCGAAGACGGTATACAGGACGGCTCATTTAAAGAGTATCGTAAGCAAAACCGTGATGACATCCTGGTAGCACATCAGGTACCACTGTCTAAACTTGGAGGTGGCGATTCTGGATCTATAGCAGCAGCACTTGCACAGGATCGTACCTTTAAGGAGCAGGTTGCAAGACCAGCACAGAGACAACTTGAAAAAATGATCAACAAGATTATTCGTGAAAAGACAGATATCATTGAGTTTGTATTTAACGAGTTGACACTGACAGATGAGATTGCCCAGTCTCAAATTCTTGAGCGTTACGTTAAGAATCAGATCATGACTCCTAACGAAGCAAGAGTTGTTTTGGATATGCCACAGAGAGACGGTGGAGATGAGGTCCTAGACCTTAAGCCAGAAGCAGCAGCAGAGGCAACCACGACAAGAGCAAGAGACGCCGAAAGAACAAATAATAATTCTGACAGTTCATCGACTGTCGCTGGACGAAACCCAAAAGGTGAAGGAAGAAAAACTCCTTAATGTCCAATTTGTCCACAATGTGATACTTATATAAAATGGAGGGTATAATATAATGGTGAGCAATATATCCAAGGCCCATTGGAACTCAGATGGGGAAAATTTACGTCTTTCCATGCCACTTACTAAGGTGGACAAGGAGCGTAGAATCGTTTCAGGATTTGCATCTTTAGACAATGTTGACAAGCAAGATGACATTGTAACAGCAGAAGCATCAATGGATGCGTTTGCAAAATTCCGAGGGAACATTAGAGAAATGCATCAGCCATTAGCAGTAGGCAAGATGGTTTCATTCAAAGCAGATAAGTATTTTGATCCAGACTCAAAGAAGTTTTATAACGGAGTATTTGTATCAGCATATGTTTCAAAGGGTGCACAAGATACTTGGGAAAAAGTTCTAGACGGAACACTAACTGGTTTTTCTATTGGTGGACGTATGAACAAGTGGGATGAAGGGTTTGACGAGAAGTCAGACAAGGCAATTAGAATTATTAAGCAATATGATTTGATTGAGTTGAGTCTTGTAGATTCCCCAGCAAATCAATTTGCAAACATTGTATCTGTTGAAAAAGTTGACGGAGTAAATGTTATTAAGGGTGACGAAACAGTTTTAGAGAATGTTTTTTATGATAAGGAATCAGGTCTCGTAATGGTTTCAGAAAATGAGTCAGAGGTAAGCCCAACTACTGGTGAGCAAATGGAAAATATAGGTTTCGTTGAAAAAACAGATAATGAAAAGACAGACATGATAAAATTCTTAGTTGATAGTGCTAAAGGCATTAATACTTCTAAGATTAACAAGGAGGTACAACCTATGACAAAATCAAAAACACAAGTTGAAAAGACAGATGTAGTTGAAGATGTTGTGGTCGCTCCAGAGGCAGATGCATCAGTTGCAGAAGTTACTGAGGAAGTTGCTAAGGCAGAAGAGGTTGAGACAGCAGATGTTGTCAAGACTGATGAAGTTGTAGCAGAAGAGATTGTAAAAGCAGAAGATGCTGAAGCAGTCGAGGCAGTAACAGAAGCAGTTGTAGAAGTATCTAAGTCAGAAGAGGTAATTGCAGAAGCAGTTACTGAAATGAAAAATACTCTAGAATCAGCCTTTAGCGATCTAGTGTCAACAGTAAAGTCTTTGCAAGCAGAAGTAGAACTTCTTAAGTCTTCAAAGGTCGATGTTGATACAGTAAAGGATTCATTTGCAGCAGTTGCAAAAGATATTGCAGCAGTATCAAATGAGTTTAATGAATTTGGAAAACGAGTAGACGCTGTGGAAGCAGACACCGCATTCCGAAAGTCTGGAGATATCGGCGATATCTTTCAGAATCAACCTGAAACGGTTGAAAAATCCCTATGGGGCGGTAGTTTCCTCAAAACAGCCGATCTATTCAAATGAACAAATCACTAGGAGGTGACAATATGTCAGAAGAAATAATCAAAAACCAGCCAGGCGCTGCGGGAGATCTAGGTGGAACAACACCAGGACTTTACCAGGGTCAAGGTGCTTTCGCATCAGGTGGAATTGGTGGAGTATCAAACCCAGGAGCAGACACACTGGGAAATATTCCAACAGCAACTCTTGGATCAACAAGCGGAGCAAACGCTGTTAACCCTAGTGGTTCAGCCGCTTCTGGAATTTTGCGCCCTGAGCAGGCACGTCGTTTTATCGACTATGTTTGGGATGCAACAGTATTAGCAAAGGATGGCCGTCGTGTAACAATGAAGGCTAACTCAATGGAACTTGAGAAGGTAAACGTCGGTGAGCGTGTAATTCGTGCAGCAGCGCAAGCAGTTGGTAACTACACAAACACAGGTGCAACATTCTCTAAGGTCGAACTTACTACCAAGAAGATTCGTCTTGATTGGGAAGTAACAGCAGAATCATTGGAAGATGGTGTAGAAGGTGACGCTCTAGAAGATCACTTGGTACGCTTGATGACAAACGCATTCGCAAATGATATCGAAGATCTCGCTATCAATGGTGATGGTTCAACAGGAGCATTCTTGTCAATCATGCCAGGCTTTATCAACAAGGTAAAGACAAACGGAGATGCACATGAGTCAGTAGTAACCGTAGCAGATAATGCTTGGACACCTGATGTAATGCAGGGCATCATCAATGCAATGCCACGTAAGTACCGTGCACTTAAGAACAATCTTAAGTTCTACGCAGGTACAGATGCATTCGGTGGAATCGTTAAGAACAACGGTACACTTGCTGATGCAGTAGCAGAAGCATTTGCTGGACAGGTCCCAGGATCAACCCAGGCAAACCGCCAGTCATACCTTGATGGTATCGGACAGACATTCGGTGGAGCACGTACAACACGTGTTCTCGGAATTGAAGTTCAGGAAGTTCCTTACTACCCAGCAGGCTATATCGATTTGACATTCCCTGCAAACCGTGTATGGGGATTCCAGAGAGATATCACTGTAAACCGTGAGTACGTAGCGAAGAAGGATACAATTGAATACACTGTATTCGTTCGCTTCGGTATCAACTGGGAAGAAGAGGATGCAATTGCATTCGCTGACGCTGCAGCAGATGAGTAATCTGTAACAGTACCTTTAATGGGGGGCGGGAGTTCACTCTCCTGTCCCCCTTAATACTTTAATGATATAATACAAACAAGGAGGATACAATGGAAAATAATAATTACAATCAGCCGTTTTCATCAAACAATGAAGAAGAGCATGCACATGTTGAAGCCCCAGTGGTAGAGACACCAGCAGAGCCAGTAGTTGAACCAGTAGCAGAGCCAGTAGTTGAAGCAGTTGTAGAAGCACCAGTTGCTGAAGCAGTAGTTGAAGCACCAGCAGCAGAAGAGCCAGTTCAGTCACTAGGATTTACACAAACAGGCGCTATTGGATCAATGGCAGCAGACGGCCCAAGCAAGACAATTAAGTCAGATGTAGACCTTTCAGAAAAGGTTGCAATTCACTCAACAAAGAGCGTTCGTTGGGAAGAAGTTGGTGCAATTTCTAAGGGTTACAATATTGTTACAAAAGCACAAGCAGACAAGTGGCTTTCACGATCACATGTCCGTATTGCCACACCAGAAGAAGTCAAGAAGGCTTTTGGATAATTATGGAGATATTGAGAGTTTCGCCATATGCAGAAGTATCTGCTAATTTTGTAATTCCTGCGGGGATTGTAAATGCAGATATAACTGTCACCATAACGGATATGGCGGACCTTTCAATTTCAACATCAACTTTTACAGAGTCTTCATCTGGAGAAACATTAGAAATTTCTTTGCCAGGAAAGTACGACTCATCATACAGAGTTGAAATTGTTAAAGATCTTGGCACATCAGATGAACAAATTTTACAAGACGAAACATATGAAATAGTTAGACCATATGTAGATCCATCAACAAAAGCAACAACGGCAAGTGATATAGCAGCATATGCTATTAATGAAGAAATTGCAAGAGCGGTAATCGACTCAGTTGTTCCAGATGGATTCTATTATAAGAAAAAGGTTTTAAAGTTTGAGGGAAGTGGATCTGATTACCTGCCAATTTGGGATGATGTAAAAAAGGTCTTGGCTGTTTATGAAAACAATATGTTGGTAGAGGATAGGCAGTATGAAGTTAGTCCAGATAAAACAGCAATCATTGAAAAGTCAACAGACAACATTAACCGTGCAGAATCTGCACCACTAGTATTACCAGCAGCAGCATCAGACTCTCTAGATCCTCAATTCATATACAGAGGTTTTGGAAAAACCTGGGACTACAGAATAGTTGTAGAGCACGGATACACAGCGGTTCCATCTGACATAGCCAGAGCAACAGAGATGCTTATACATGACATCGAGTGCGGTAAACTAGATTATTACAAGAGATTTATTTCTTCTTATAACACAGATCAATACAGAATTCAGTTTGATAAGGGTCTTTTCGAAGGAACAGGAAATATAATTATAGACAAGATACTTTCAAAGTATGTCAAGTCTATTACAAAAATTGGGGTATTGTAATGACAGTTTGCGAAACTCCAGACTTCATGTTTCCAATGCAAGCCTCCGTGTATCACCCAATAGTAGAACAAGGCGACTTTGGCGCAATTAAAAAGCAATGGATTTTAGATAGAACATTTGCATGTAGTTTTTCAGCAGGAGGTTCTGCTTTTAAAGAAGAAATAAAGCCAAACGTAAGTATAACTCAAAACTCAATACTTGTTGGAAGAACAAAGTCAGACCTTAGAATATCTTCTCGTGATAACAAAAACTCTTTAACCAATATACTAATAACAGATATCAGAGACCAAGAAGGAAACCTTGTTTATATTGAGACATCTGGACCCAGATCTGGAAAGGGCACTCTGTTTGAGATAGCCACGTACGAGCCTTTCGTAGGCCCTTTTGGAGTAGTTGAGTCATACAAGGTGATAATCAGAAGGTCAGAAAATCAAACGGGTGACGTATGAGAGCAGTCTTTAATTCTAATCAGTTTAAGAAAGATATGAGCAATATAGTTAATTACTCTATTGGATTTTTAGATGGTGTAGAAAAAGGAAAGACAGTATTCTTAAAAACAGTTGGAATGCAAACGGTAGAGTTAATGAAGGAGTTTATAGATTCTAATGCAAGAGTTAACCCAGACATGCTTCATCACGTTTATGAATGGAGCCAGACTGGTAGCCCAAGTGCAAGACTTTATGACATATCCTACACAACAAGCAACCTTGGATTATCATTTAGATCATCATTTAGTCAATCAACATCAGTTAAGAATGGATCTAGAACACCTTTCTATGACAAGGCTAGAATTATGGAAGAGGGCATTCCTGTAAGAATTAGACCAAAGGTTGCACAGGCCTTAGCGTTTGAAGAAAATGGAGAGATGATATTTACTAAAAACGAAGTTAGAGTTGATAATCCTGGAGGAACAGAAGTGCAGGGTGGTTTTGAAAAAGTTTTTGACATGTTCTTTAATAGATATTTTTCTCAAGCATTTTTAAGAGTAAGTGGTGTAGCACAGTATCTTGAGAATCCTATTCTTTATAAGAAGGATATGCAGGCAGGAAAAAAGATGGGTAAGTCAAAGGGCGTATCAACTGGCTATCGCTGGATCGCTAACGCAGGAGTAGGTGCATAATGTCAATAGTCGTCGATCATCCGCCATCATTTGTTAATGCATTCCTACAACAAAAACTTGGAGCAGAATTTGGTGCAATACCAATGTTCCCGACAGTACCAACAGATATGGCAGGCTTGGCTCAAGGGTTTACTATAAATGATCTAACAGAGGGGGCCATATTTTCTTTTAATGGCAATGCTGCAATATATGATAGAATGTTCAAAATGAGAAGAATGGCATTTCCTCACATTAAGTGCGAACAACTTCTCTACTACTTTAATGCATTAGAAGAGAATGCTGTTCCTAATCTGATCAGAATAACACAAAAAATTCAAGACCTTCTTGACAACGGAGATGAATCAGCAGAAGATTTAAACGCCTGGATATTGTCAATATTTGAAATCGAAGAGGTCTTAGACGGAGACAGAAAAAGACCAGTGGCCGTAATCCCTGGCCACGGAACATTCTATGTCCCACACTTTCACAATTTTAAGATATATCAGTTAGAAGAGACTAGAGATATTATAGACTTTGGAACAGCCCGTACTTATGCGGGGAATAAGATAATAATAGACTATGATTGGCATTCAGTCTACAGTAAAAACACCTAATAAAAAGCCTGTATAATTAAGGTGAGGAAACAACCCCCTTTTAATAAAAATGAAAGAGGTGAGAAATATGGCATATAGCCGTGGTTCAAGTAGTAACATCATCGTAGGTGCAGCAGCACTATTTACGCATGACGCAGGTCCAATCGGATACACAAACACTGGAGCAATTACTGACGCTCAAGCAGCAACAGATCTTCCAGTATTTACAGCATCTGAAACTTCTTACAAGGATACATTGTCTCTAGACAACGCATACACAAACGTAGGATACACATCAAACGGTTTGGAACTAGCGTTCCAACCTGATTTCGGCGAAGTAGCAGTAGATCAACTTCTCGACGTTGCTCGTTTGTTCAAGCAAGGTATGACAGTTAATCTAAACACTGCATTCGCAGAGTCAACACTAGAAAACCTTCTAGTCGCAATTGCAGGAAATGACACAGATCTATCAACAGCATCAGGAGTTTCACAACTTCGCATGTCTGCTGGTGACATCGGTGACGTTCCTCTAGAGCGTGGACTAGTAGCAGTAGGACCAGGTTCTGGTTCTTCTCTAGAGCCAAAGGAAAGAATCTATGTTGCATACCGTGCACTCTCAATCGAGAATGTTACAGTATCAGCAAAGCGTGATGAAGCAACAATGTTTGAAGTTTCATTCCGTCTTCTTCCAAACGACAACGCTTCATACGGTAAGATCGTAGACCGTTCACTAGAAGCATAATACAACTTAATATACGAGAGGCTCAATCCTTCGGGGTTGGGCCTTTCTGTTTGGTATACTTATATAATGGCAACAAGCGTTTATGATAAAGTAGAGTTTAGTCTTGTAAATGGGACTAGTGTTATTGCTGGCCCACTTAAAATAAAATATCTTAGAGAGTTTTTAGAAATCTTTGAAAAAATTAAAGAAGCAAAGACTGATGATGAATCAATATCTGTACTAGTAAACTGTGCTTTAGTGGCAATGAAACAGTATGTCCCGCAAATTAAAACTGTAGATGAACTAGAAGATAGTCTAGACTTGCCAACTATTTACAAGGTTATAGATATTGCAGCAGGTATTAAGATCAATGAAAAGTCTGAAGAAACCGTAAAGTCTCAGGCAGTTGATAGCGGATCATCTTGGGACACATTGGATTTGGCCAAATTAGAATCTGAGGCATTTCTTATTGGAATATGGAAAGACTATGAAGAACTAGAAGAATCTTTGTCCATGCCAGAACTAACAGCAACTATTAAAATAAAAAGAGAACTAGATTACAGTGACAAAAAGTTTGCTGCTGCTATGCAGGGCGTAGATCTAGATAAAAACTCTGGAAATACAAATGCTTGGGAAGACATGAAGGCCAGAGTGTTTAGCAAAGGTACTGCAACTGATGGTAGTGATATCCTTGCTTTGCAAGGTAAAAATGCTGAGAGAGCAGGATTTGGAATTGGCATGGGCTTAGATTATGAAAAATATTAATACTAAAAATAAGCCTGCGCTATGGTATAATTGACTAAACCTTATAAGGAGGAATAAATGGCAACCGCCACTGAAGAAAAGACAGTAACGCTAATCGACGGTACAAAAATCAAGGTAAGACCATTAAAGATATCACTACTTCGTCCATTTATGAAGAAGTTTGAAGATATCGCAAAAGTAGCAGAAGATAACGAAAAGTCTATGGACCTATTGATTGACTGCGTAATGATTGCAATGCAACAATACAAGCCAGAATTGGCAGAAGACAAGGAAGCCCTAGAAGAAAATCTAGACCTTCCAACAGTATACAAGATCGTTGAAGAGGCATCTGGAATTAGACTTTCAGACGCATCACTACTCGGCAATCTTGTAAATAACTAAATAAAGAGGTGTTAATGGATGGCTGATGTTCAATCCAATATTCATGTAAATATTGATACGTCTGATGCTTTAGCAAGTCTAAAACTTCTGCAACGTCAAATATCAGCCTTCCATACACAAATGGCAAAGTCTGGTACCGCAGCCTCAGCGGTAGCAGCAAATCAAGCACAAAACTTGATGAACAGTATAAATGCAACTGGCAAGTTCCAGGCATCTATGCGAACAGTAACATCTAGTACAGAGTCTTTTACTAATGCTTTAGAAAAAAATAAGTTAACATCTAGAGAGTATTTTAGATATACAGGCGCAGCAACTAAAACTTTCGGTAAACTTTTTAAGTCTGAGTTTGACACAATAAATAAGGTTGCAAGAGAGCGTGTAAAAGATGTTCAGACCCAATATATAAAGATGGGT